CCTCCCCCGCAAGCGGGGGAGGATCGCTCTCGATCCAAGGCTACGCCTCGCTGTGGGGCGCTGCCGACCTGAACGGGGATGTCGTGGCCCGGGGGGCGTTCGCCGACAGTCTGGCGAAGACGGGCGCGGGCGGGGTGCGGATGCTGCATCAGCACGAGAGCCGCGCCGTGGTCGGCGTCTGGGACGAGGTGGTCGAGGACGAGCGGGGCTTAAGGGTGCGCGGACGCATCCACGACTGGTCGGGCGAGGCGCGCTATGCCGCCGCCCTGACGCGGGCGGGGGCGCTGGACGGGTTGTCGATCGGGTTTCGCGCGGCGAAGGCGCGGCGCGAGGGGCGGTTGCGGGTGCTGAGCGCGGTGGAGTTGTGGGAGGTGTCGCTGGTGACCTTTCCCATGCTGCCGGGGGCGCGGTTCAGGATGGAGGCGTCTGGCCTGACTTGAAGAAGGGAATGGACAAAAGGCCGAACAGGAAACCGCCGAGGTGGGCTTCCCATGCGAGGCCGCCTTGACCTCTGGCGAGAAAAACCAGGAGGAAGACGAGCGCAAAAAGAACCGCGTTAGTGATGGCGAAACTACGCACGACGCGCAGCACATGGCGAGATCGGAGAGGACGAAGCTCAGCCTCAGAACCGATCCGGGCCGCGGCGCCCCACAGTCCGGATACAGCGCCGGAAGCTCCGAGCATAGGAACGACGCCGGTAGGGTGGATCGCCAGGTAGAACAGGCCCCCAACCAGACCGCTGGCGAGGAAAAAAACAAGGTAGAGCAGCCATCCTTGAAGGGACAGGCCAAGGCGAGAGATGAGAAGCGGGCTAAGGGCGAACAGGGCGGAAACGTTCATCAAAAGGTGACTGACGCCGCCATGCGCGAACATGTGGGTCAGAAGCGTTTCGAAACGGCCCTGAGAAAGGGCTTGAGCGGAGACTGCTCCGTGCAGGGGATCGCCCGACGCCAGTTGGACGACGAAGGCGATGACGAGAACGCCGCCGAGAACAAGTCCCGGTTGTTCCATCGGCATGACGCGAAGGGGCGCCTTTAGGCGGCCGTCCGTGGCGCGTTGAAGCGTAGACCGAATCTCGAGCTGGTCTGAAGAATCCGGCGTCATGCCCGGGGCGCTTTCGGCAGTCGGGTCAGGACGCCGCTGATGACCAGGGCGATGAAGATGAAGCCGAAGGGCAGGTGCAGCCAGTCGAGGCCGAAATGGTCACGAAGGACGGGAGTGAGCACCGACAGGATGACGACCAGGCCGAAGATCCCGTAGCCGACGCCAGCCGCCAGCTTGATGCGCGGCGGCAGATTCAGGGCAGCGATGATGTCCGAGCCCGGCGAGGTGTCGGCGGGCGGGCGGCCGGGGCCGAGGAGGGCGCCGTTGGGACCGAAACCGAAGCCGTCGGGCGGCGGCGTTTGCAGGTCAAGCAGGGGGCTGTCGGGCAGGGTTCTAGCCGGATCGAACAGAACGGATTCTCCCGCTTCGTCGATCAGGAAGACGTCCTCGAATGGGACGGTCGCGAAGTCGACGGCGCGGGTGTCCTGATCATAGCTGAAGCCGTGCAGGGCGATGAGACGGCCCTGACGAAGCTCGACCTGGAAGGCGACGGGATCGGACAGGCCGTCGATCACGGCGTGGGTCGTGCCGAACAGGCCGGTCGCCTCGGCGTCGGACGCGGGCCGACGGCGGTCCACGATCAGTTCAGTCAGCAGACCGGCGCTGGTGTTGCGGCGCAGGCCCGGGAGGCTGTCCTCGACCTGACCGGCGAGGTCAGGTGCGGCGTCGCGCAACTCCCAGGCCAGGGCGTCGAGGACGGCGCGTTCGAGCGGGGTGAGGGCGGACCGCACGGCAGGTTCAGTCGGCCTGGCTCTGGATATCGTCGGCGGTCGCCTGCAGTTCTCTGAGGGCTGTGGAGCATTCTTCTCTGGTTATGGTCTTCGCTTCCGGAGATTGCTGGCCACTTTCATAGGCCTCTTCGAGCAGGCCTTGGACCATCAGCGTGGCGAAGTCGGCGTCTTCCGGGGCGGCGAACTGGCTGCGGAATTGTTGAACGACTTCGGGCGGAAAGAAGTGTTCGCATGACCCGAAGGTTTCGAACGTCTGCATCAGCAGGGGCACGACCTGCTCAACCTGGGCAGGGGTGAGGTCGCCGGTCGGCGCGGGCGAGGCCGACTGCACGAGAAGCGCGCCCGACAGCGCGATTGAGAGACTGAGCATTGGCCTGTGGTCCCCAGAGATTTCGCGGATCGGTAGCACGGTTCGGCGATGAGGCAACCGCCTTGCAGTGAGGTTTCGGGCTGTCAGGCTCGGATGACGGCGCACCGGAGGACGGGCGCAAACACCGGAGAGAGCATGAAAGAGACCAAGACCGCCTCGGCATCGCCCGAGGCGCGCGCCGCCATGCATGAGATGATGGCGGCGTTCGAGGCGTTCAAAGGGGCCAATGACGCCCGGCTGGACGAGATCGAGAAGAAGGCGTCGGCCGATGCGCTGCTGGAGGAGAAGGTGGCGCGCATCGATCAGGCGGTGGCGGGGGCGCAGGCGCGTCTGGATCGGGCGCTGAGCGAGAGCCGTCGTCCGATGTTGGGCGCCGAACCTGCTGTGGTGGCGGCGCCGCCGGAGGCCAAGGCGGCCTGGGACGGCTACATGAAGTCGGGTCAGGCGCATGGTCTGGAGCTGAAGGCGGGGCTGTCGTCGGCGTCGAACTCGGCCGGCTATGTCGTGCCGCCGGAGACGGAGCGGGCGATTGAGCGCCGCCTGATGGCGGGCTCGCCCATGCGCGAGATCGCCACGGTGCGCACGGTCGGTTCGGGCGTGTTCAGGAAGCCGGTGTCGACAGCGGGGGTGACGGCGGGCTGGGTGGCCGAGACGGCGGCGCGACCCGAGACGGACCCGGCGACGCTGGCGTTGCTGGAGTTTTCGTCGGCCGATCTCTACGCCTGTCCGGCGGCGACGCAGAGCCTGCTGGACGACGCCCTGATCGATCTGGACGAATGGCTGGCGGCCGAGGTCGAGGACGCCTTTGCGGCGCAGGAGACGGCGGCCTTCGTCAGCGGCGACGGGGTCAACAAGCCCAAGGGCATTCTGGCCTATGCGACGGCGAGCGAGGGGACGCAGACCTGGGGCCAGATCGGCACGGTGGCGTCGGGGGCGGCGGGCGGTTTCGCCACGACCAATCCGGCGGACAGGCTGATCGACCTGATCTATGCGCCCAAGGCCCAGTACCGTCCGAACGGGCGCTTTGTCATGAACCGCCGCACGGTCTCGGCGGTGCGCAAGTTCAAGGATGCGGACGGCAACTATATCTGGTCGCCGGCGACGCGGCCGGGCGAGACGGCGAGCCTGCTAGGCTATCCGGTCACCGAGATCGAGACCATGCCGGATGTGGCGGCCAACAGCCTGTCGATCGCGTTCGGCGACTTCGCGCGGGGCTATCTGATCGTGGATCGGGCGGGGGTGCGGGTGTTGCGCGATCCCTATTCGGCCAAGCCCTATGTGCTGTTCTACACGACCAAGCGCGTGGGCGGCGGGGTGCAGAACTTCGACGCGATCAAGCTGATGAAGTTCGCGGCGAGCTGACGGGCGCGGAAGGGGGCGGCCGTCGGCCGTCCCCTGCTTTTCTTTCAGATGGAGACTGCCATGAGCGCACCCGTGACCCTCACGGAGGCGAAGCTGTTCCTGCGCGTCGAGCATGAGGCGGAGGACGGGCTGATCCAGACCCTGATCGACGCGGCGAGGGCGCGGGTGGAGGGGGAGGTGGGGCTGACGCTGGCCTCGACCTCGCCGGCGCCGTTGCGGCTGGCGGTGCTGATGCTGGTGCTGCGGGCCTATGAGCGCGGCGAGAGCGAGATGTCCGCGGCGGCGGTCGAGGGCTGGATCGCGCCCTGGCGCGTGGTGCGGCTTTGACTGGGCGCTATCGGCCTTCGGCCTGCTTGAGCGCCAGCGGGATGAAGGTGGTGGCGTCGCTGGTGCGGCCAGTTGAGGCGGAGACGCCCTATGGCGGGCGGGTCGTCAGTTATGAGCCGGTCGGGTCGCTGTGGCTGAGCCTTGGCGCACGGCGAAGGCGCGAGCGCACGGAGGGCGGCGTGACGCGCGGAGTGGAGACGCTGGGCGCCACGGTGCGGACTGACCCGAGGCTGGTTGAGGGGCTGGTGGTGCGGTTCGGCGGAGCGGACTGGGGCGTCGTCGGGATCGAGGCCGATCCGAAGGCGGCGGGCAGGGTGCGGCTGAATCTGGAGCGGGCGCGATGAAGGATCACGAAGGGGCGCTGGTGAAGGCTTTGATCGAACATCTGCGCGACGACGGGGCCTTGCAGGCGCTGCTGGGCGATCCGGTGAGGGTCTGGGACCAGCCGCCGGAGGCGGCGGCGTTTCCGCATCTGCTGATCGGCAAGGGCGAGAGCCGGGGGCTGAACGCGGATGGCGGCGGGGTCGAGCATCGGCTGACCCTGACCTGTGCGAGCCGGTTTGCCGGCATGGAAGAGGCGCGGGCCGTGGCGGCGGCGGTGCGGGCGCGGGTGGCGGATGCGCCGCTTGAGGCCGACGGGGTGAAGGCGGTCAGCCTGGGCGTGACCTTTACCGACGTGTTTCGCAGCGCGGATTTGAAACGGGCCTGGGCGGTGATGCGGCTGCGGGCTGTGACGGAGGAAGTTGAATGAGCGCGCAACGGGGCAAGGACATCTTGCTGAAGATCGAGGACGACGCAGGCGTCTTCACCACGGTGGCGGGGCTGAGGGCGCGGACGATCTCGCTGAACGCGAAGACGGTGGACGCGACGGACGGCGACAGCGCCGGGCGGTGGCGCGAGCTGTTGGCGGGCGCGGGCGTAAAGTCGGCGGCGGTGTCCGGACAGGGGATCTTCCGCGACGCAGCGTCGGACGCCCTGATCCGCGAGGCCTTCTTTGAGCAGGCGGCCAGGATGTGGCGACTGATCGTGCCGGACTTCGGCGTGCTGGAGGGGGCGTTCATCGTGGCGGCGCTGGAGTACGCCGGCGAACACGAGGGCGAGGCGAGCTTTGCGCTGAGTCTCGCAAGCGCGGGTGAGATCAGCTTCTCGGCGCTGTGATGGTGAACGGCGTGCGGGG